ATCCTCGTCTTCTTTGAGCTTGAGCTTACGCATAGCAACCACAATACTTGATGCATACACAAAGCCTTGTCCACCTGAGATCTTATCGTCTGGGTCAAACATATCTTGTGATGCATATGTATGGTTAGTACACACCATACCAACGTTGTGTGATCCAAACATATTGACACAGTTACGTACCAATGCTGTTAGTGCTTTGGGCTTACGACCCATATCACCTTTTAGATCACCCTTGTCAAATTGATCTACGTCAGTGGGTGTGAGCAACATACCCAAACTATCAATAACAAACAATACTTTGGGTCGTTCTTCCTCAGACATACTCTTGTAGTCTGCCATGAACGTGCTAATAGTTTTGGCAACGTCGTCAATCATGCTCATGCTTAGTTTTAGCAGTTTGCTCTCGTCTGTGTCAACACCTAGAGCATGAAGCCACTGCTCGTCTAGTGCGTTTTCACTGTCTATAAGAACAACAAAAATACCTTGCTCTTGAGCATTCTTAACAATGTTGCCGGAGACAAAGTAACTTTTGCCAGCGCCGCTCTCGCCAGCAAATACAGTTACCTTACCCATAGGAACTCCCTTGTCAAACTCTCCGCTGACAAGATAATTTAGTGCATAGTTTCCTGTTGAGATCCAATCTGTGGGATCATGGAAACCAATAGTCAATCCGTTGATTGACTTTGTAATATCCTTACGAAATTTACTTACGTCAAATGGTTTAGCCATATTTTTCCTACCTTGTTAAAAGAATCTGCGAGACCTCGCTGGATACCGGATGGAGGTTTTTGCCGGAACTCGCAGTTTAATATTCTTTGCTTCTACTTAGCTAGAAGCTTGTCTGCTACGGATCATAGCAAGAATATCTTCAGTTCTCTTGGTTGACCCGCTTTCTTCTGTTGCAGGTTCTGCAACTGGAGCAGTAGCAACAGCAGGCTCTTCAGCTACTGGCTGAGGTGCTGGTGCTGGCGCTGGGGCCGCTTGAGGTGCTGGCGCTGGAGTGCTAGCTTCTGAAGTATTGTTTGATCCGCCACCTTGGAACCCACTGGGCTTGTAGTAAGCCGCAAACTTGTCGGGGTCGTAAGCCTGTCCGTCAACTGATGCTTCAAACATTTCTGTTAGAACCTTTAGCTCAGTTTCGTTAGGCTTCTTAGGTAGGAAGTCAGCAAGGTTATGCAGACCAAATTGGTCAACTGCCGCACGTTCTACTTCTGTAAGTGCAGTTTCCTTACGAGCATACTTGGAAGTGCTGTAGTCAGCATATCCACCTTTGCTGGTCTTAACAACACTGAAGTCTAGACCACGCTCGTAATCAGTTGGAAGTTCTTCCATCTCTGGGTCCATGAGAGCCGCTTTAACAATGTTAAAGATCTGAGGGCTAATAATAAACCTACGGATTGGATTCTCAGGCGTTGAGTCGTCTGCAAGTGAACTTTCACGTACAAAACCTTGGAACAAGTAGGAACGCTTCTTCCAATACTTGCGACCCATTTCCTCAAGACTTGAGTCTTTGAACCATGTACGTACTTCTGCGAGAATAGGACAACTGTCGCCCCACATCTCTACGCAAGGTACCTGTACAATCTGAGGTTTACTATTAACGTCTCCTTTGATCCCATTAAATGGAAGTCGGATCATGTTGCGCTCTACCCAAAAGAAATCATTCTTTGTGTCTGCGTCTGGAAGGAAACGGATTCGGGAAGTTGAGCCCTCTGGGATATTCCAGTGAGGGAAAATGGCGTTGTCGCCACCTGTAGTGTTACCGCCTGTGCGGGTTTCTTGAGCTTGAAGTTTTGCTCGGATTTCAGCCAATGTAGCCATAATGTTTTCTCCTTTAATGTGCCATAATGTTTTTGCCTGAGCACATACACACAGTATATGCTAGTTTTATTTAGCAGTCAAAGGAAAATTTTACCAAAATAGATTTTATGAAATGCCAGCTAGTTTTTTAAGATTAGCTACTGATTCTTCTTTTGGTTCTTCAGCTGGCGCTTCAGCGTCAGCAGGTGCTTCAGCAGGTTGCTCTTCTGTGTCAGTTGGTTCTTCTGCTGGAGCTTCTGCTTCTGGTTTCCAAGTTTTTAGGTATTCAAATATTTTAACCATTGATTCTTGGATGTCTCTGCTTACTGATGCATTGCCAGTAACTATATCTTTATGAACATTAGTAAACCATCTTACAATGATCGGACGGGCATCAGCTTCTGGTCCTCTAACTTCTGCCATATCAGCGATATCGTCAAATAGATCGTCGTCGCCAAAAATGTCATACATTGCAGATGTAGCGTCGTTGCCTTCTGGACCAAATTGGATTGGTTTAGCAAAGATACGCTTAAACTTTTCAACATCTTCGTCGCTTTCAGGCAATGCCCAAGTACCTTCGGTTAGTTTGTTAGCCCAGCTTTCAAATTCTTTTG